CCTTCACTACTATCACTGCCTCGACCAACCTCGCCTTGGCGACGGGGGCCACGATCACCGGCATCGACAATGGTGACGTGACGACAGGGTCAGCAACTCTTGGCGTAACCCAGAACGCCGTCAAGGTCTACTCCGACGCCAATGCCATTGCGCCGGGTATGCCGATGACTTGGGAAGCGGATGTAGATGCGGGGGATAAAGGCCAAGGACGAATTTGGCTGAACCATACGAGTCCCGCATCCGCAACTCTGATTTATCTGGACGACTTTTTGAACAATGGTAGCACCGACATTTCGACATTGGTCGGTACGCTGGATGATAATACTAATTCTTTCGCCACCGCTTTAATAACGATCCATGAAGGCGGCTCCGGCGGGGCCATGTTGATTTTCAAAGTCAGCGGAGCCGTTGTTGATTTAACGACTCATCAGTCCGTTGCCGTCACGCATATTGCAACGGTCGGATCGTTTACCGATGGCGATACAGTAGGTGTACAGATCGGCTATTCCGGTACGGATGGCTCGGCCGGTGATGTGTTTAAAGGCGTTATCGCCAAGACAACTAATTTCACGGTAGTCGGTGGCAACGATGACTATGTCCTGACGATGGATGCCAGTGGCGGCAACAGGACGTTCACCTTAACTGCCGCCGCGACACTCGGTGATGGTTTCGTTGTTACGCTCAAGAAGATCGACTCCTCCGCTAACACCGTGACCGTCGATGCAAACTCTTCAGAGACAATCGACGGTGCGCTGACTGTAGTTCTCACTAGCCAATACGAAACCACCACTCTGATCTGTGATGGTTCTAACTGGCATACTGTACTGGCATCGACCCCAGGCGGTACGGTCACTGTCGATAACTTCACCGATACCACGGACTACACCTCCGGTTCGACGACTACGTTAACGGCCTCTGTCACGCCGTCCGGTGAGAACTCCCTAACCATCACCTTCGATGGTGTTATGCAGCACCATAATACCTACTCCCTGTCAGGTGCTGTAGTTACATTCGATACTGCCATCCCCACCGGGACTGACAATGTTGAGATCACCACAATTGCTTCCTTGGATATTGGTACGCCAGGGGATAATACAGTCGGTTACGATCAATTCGCGCATCTTGGCACGGCGACCCATGTACTAACCTCTAACGGCACCGGCTCGGCCCCGAGTTATCAAGCCCCTGCTGTCGGCCTTGGTCTTACACTAGCTTTAGGATAAAAAAATGGCAGATACACTAACTGGCAAAGGTTTCGCCATCACAACCACGGATGCTGCCGGTCTTACGGCTAGTGGCTCTCAAGTAATTACCATCATCGGATTATCGGTGGGGAACATTCACGCTACCACGGCCTCATGGGTCACGGTAAATGTGGTTCGCTCCGGTGGTGTAGATAGCGAGTTGGCTCATCAAGTCAACATCCCCGTCAACGATGCCCTCGACATTCTCAACGGCGGCAAGCTTATCTTAAACAATAGCGATGCAGTCTGGTTCGACGCCGAGAACGCATCCAGCTTGGAGGCAAGTATAAGTTACTTGGTACAAACATAATGGCTTATCTTAGTGGACGCACAGTCCTAACAACGGTGACCTCGGCTGACATTCTAGATGGCACTATCGTTACGGCTGATCTTGCATCAGCATTGACGCCGATTGGACTTCAAACGTGCTACATCCCGGCCAAAGCCATGCGACCAACCTCCAGCAATCCTTGCGCGGACATAACCGATGTAGAAACCACTTCTGGCCGTCCCGATTTACAGGTACTCGACTTCGATGCCAGTTCGGATGAACACGCCCAGTTCGATATAGCCTTTCCCAAGAGTTGGGATGCTGGAACGATTACATTTCGAGTGTTTTGGGTTTCAACTGCAACGGATACGGACGGCGTATCATGGGCTTTACAGGGGTTATCCGTTGCAGATAACACCACAATCGATGCTGCTTATGGTACGGCTGTCGTTGTCGATGACGCAAACCAGAGTGCAGCGGAAGAGATGCTTGTCTCGGCTACAAGTGGGGCCGTGACGATTTCTAACGCCGCCGATGATTGTATGACCTTCTTCCGCATTTTCCGCGATGTTTCGGATAGTAACGACACAGCGGCAGAAGATGCTCGCCTACTGGGTTGTCAAATATTCTTTACCACTAGCGCAGGGAATGACGCCTGATGTTTTATGGTAGTTTAACTGGGTTTGGGGCTGGTGGTGGCTTGCCTGAATTTATGACCGCTACGGGCGGGTCGATTACGACTGATGGTGATTACAAAGTTCACACGTTTACCTCGTCTGGCACTTTCACGCCAACGGGGGCACAAAATAGTACTGTAGATTTTCTTGTCATTGCTGGCGGCGGTGGCGGTGGTGTTGGTCATGGTGGTGGTGCGGGTGCTGGCGGGTATCGAAACAGTTTCAGCAGTGAAACATCAGGGGGTGGTGCTTCTTCGGAAACCGCAATCAGCAGTACTGCACAAGGTTATGCAGTAACTGTTGGCGCTGGCGGCGTTGCTGGTGTTTATTCTGTTTCAAGTAACACAGTAGGAAGCGACTCAGTATTCAGTTCCATCACTTCTGACGGTGGCGGCTACGGCGGGTTTCAGAATGGTGCCACTACGTCTCCCGGTGGCGGCCCGGGAGGATCGGGTGGAGGACAAGCGCATGGTAGTCCCACTGGCGGCACCTATGGCTCATCTACAGCATCCCCAAATCAAGGTTATGACGGCGCAGTGTCGGGTAGTATAACATGGAGTGGCGGCGGTGGCGGTGGTGCGGGGGCTGTTGGCCAACCTGCTAGCGGCAGCGTCGGTGGCGTGGGGGGAATAGGTGCCGCTAGTTCAATCACGGGTTCGTCGGTCACTCGCGCCGGTGGTGGTGGTGGCGGTGCAGACTCAACCGGAGGTGCTGGTGGTGCCGGTGGCGGCGGCGCTGGCGCGGCGTCGGGTGCTGTTGCTACTTCCGGTAGCACCAATCTCGGTGCCGGTGGTGGTGGCTCAAGGTCTGCAAACAGTGGCGCGGGTGGCTCTGGCCTCGTTATACTCAGATATAAATTTCAGTAGGCAGGACAATGGCACATTACGCACAAATAAATAACAATATCGTTCAACAGGTTTTGGTCCTTAATAATGATTGGACAGATAAGGATTGTCAGGATTGGTTAGCTGCCAATGTATCCACGGATCAGTGGGTGCGGACGAGTTATAACACTAATGCCAATACTCACTCACAAGGCAAAACCCCATTTCGTAAGAACTATGCTGGCATTGGCTATACATACGATAATAATCTTGATGCCTTTATCCCCCCGAAACCTTTTGCTAGTTGGACATTAAATGAGGACACGGGTCTTTGGGATGCGCCTGTTGAATATCCAGATGATGGTGAGACTTATTCATGGGATGAAGAGTCTGCTTCTTGGGTGGAAATGTAATCTAAGTAGGACAAAGTGAGAGGCTAACATAATGGCAACAACTAAAGTCAGCACTAAGCTACTAGAAACAGTCGGTGTGGCCGAAGGTGGTACTGGTGCTACCTCTGCCGGTGCGGCTCGTACTTCACTGGGTCTTGTTATCGGCACTAATGTGCTGGCCCCGAATGGTAGCGGTAGCTCTCTTACCGGCATAGCCACAGGCGCGACTAGTCAAGAGGCTACCAACATTATGCTCAACGCCTTCCGCATCGCTGTTGCTGGCGGCCTGTCGGTGCAGAATATGGTTGATGGCGTGGTCGATGAGTTTGAGGATGAAACGGGAATTGATACTTCTACGTCTACGAATGAAAACTATAACACTACCAGTGATTTTTACGGTAACCGAGGCACAACTGTCACTGTTGATGCTAGTTCCCAAACGTATACTGCAAGTAACTCACGATCAGGTAACCAACCTAATTTAGCTTTCGATAGCGATCTTGGAACTTTTTGGGCGTCCACCGACCAAGCAAGCCCACAATGGATTAAGATTCAATTTGGGTCTACCAACACGATCCAACGGTACACTTGGTACTATACTGATGTTAGTTCCAGTATGCCAGTTACAGAAATGCATTTGGAGGGTTCCAATGACGATAGTTCGTGGACTACGCTCGTCAATCAAACGGGTTTAACAGTAGTCATTAATACCCTTTATACCGCCAACTTCACCAACACAACAGCGTATGCATATTACAGAGTTACTAAAACCCACACAGGTGGCAATAACAGTCACCAATTAGCGGAAGTTACGTTGGTTACTGTGTTTGACACCATTGACATGGCATTGTTTTCCAATGCCTCCACGGCTCTCGCCGCACCTGATGACGCCAATATCGTAATCTGGCAAGAGGATGTCGATTCGGTTACGTTGAATACGGACCTTAAAGCCTATGCCAGCAGGAATGGGGGCACCACCTACACTCAATTGACCTTGAGTGAAGTCGCCAACCTAACAACTGGGCGCATCCTTACCGGGGCTGTTGACATCAGCGGTCAGTCCTCCGGCACCGCGATGAAATATAAGATCGAAACCTTCAATACAAAAGAACAAAAAATCCACGCCGTAGCTTTGCAATGGAGTTAATGATATGGCACTTAAACGATTAGTCACCGAGAAGGTTGCTTACGAGAAGACCTACGAAAAGCTTCGCCGTGATCTTGATCTTCTCCCAACTAGCCATGCTGATAACAAGAAGGTCAAGGCGGTACTGAAGGATATAAAGGCCAAGATGGTGGCGAGGGTGCGATGACTAGGGCTATCGATAAAACTCAAAGCAACAGAGAAGAGATTATTGAAATTCATGGCGAACTAAAATTAATAAAACATGATATTAAAACTATTAAAGAAAATCATTTAGCTCACCTTGATTATAAGATTACTCAAATGCAGAAAGTGCTTTGGGTAGTCTTCACCGGCGTCTTTGGAAATGTGCTGTGGGTTATAAAAACAGTCCTAATGGGATAATGATAAGGCTGTCCCTTGTCTTGAGTTTGTTATTCCTAGTCGGATGTTCGGGTATCCCCGAAAAATCTATAGCCGCCAACACGTCTACCATTCGTGTTGACAGTACGCAATGCGGCCCGACACTAGCCACCAAGCTGGAACTGGAAAAACTAGGAGAGACAGTGGTGGCCTCGGCCCTGATGCGGGTATCAGAAGAGGAGACAGTAATCGTTACTTTTTTCAGTGGCCGCGATGGTAATTGGTCGGTTATGGTCGATAGCCCGAGCGGTATTTCGTGCATGGTTATGTGGGGGAAATATTGGTCGATGGCGGGGGAGCCAACCTGATGTTCACCGCTGTCTCCGCCCTCATCGGTTTCTTCGGCTCGTGGATGCCATCCATCCTAAATTATTTCCAAGACAAGCAGGACAAGAAACACGAGCTTTCGATCCTCGAAGCCCAGATGAAGATGCAGGAGGCCGGTCACGTCCAGAAGCTCGAAGAGATAAACGTGATGGGCGACATCGAGGAGATGAAGAGCCTCCACCGGCACGATAAGATTACGGGCGTCCGGTTTATCGACGGGCTGCGCGGGAGCGTGAGGCCGGTAATAACGTATATTTTCTTTTCGCTGTTCGTTTTTGTCGAGGTGACGGCATACATCGCATTGACGGCCGCCGGCGTCGATAGCATCACCGCCCTCGGCACCGTCTGGTCGGACGATGTGATGGCACTGTTCGCGGCGGTGATGGCATTCTGGTTCGGGAATCGGAGTCTCGAGAAGTACCGCGCCAGATCGTAATGGCCGGCGCTATCGATATCATCTACGATGATTTTGTCGAGAAACAATCTCACATAAATGCAATTGGCCTATCGATCATTAGACGATTCGAGGGACTTCGTCTCGAACCGTATCTCGATCCCGTTGGCATACCGACTATTGGCTATGGTGCCACAAGGATCGCCGGCCGCAAGGTTACTCTCAAGACGAGGCCCATATCCGAAGCTCGTGCTGACGAGCTATTGGGTGAGCAGGTCAGGACGTTTGAAAAAGCGGTGGTTCGCCTCATTTCATCGTCGCTGACGTGGAATGAATTTTCGAGTCTTGTATCTTTTTGCTACAACGTCGGCGCCGGTGCCCTCCAGCGATCTACACTTCGCCAAAAGCTGAACCGCGGCGACTATCTGGGGGCCGCCAACGAGTTCCCTAAATGGAGGATAGGAGGGGGAAGGGTGCTTCGCGGCCTAGTTCGACGCCGGGCCGCGGAGCGGTCCCTTTTCCTGGCCTAGACGACGGTCAACGTCCGCCGCCTGAACGGCAGGTGAAGAAGATAGCCACGGGCGATCAGCCGTCGAACATGGCGATAGACGTTGGACTTGTTGGTGTGATGTAGGAGAGCCAGCTCGTCGAGGGATGGGCTGTACCCTTTTTTAGAGATGAAAGTCTTGATGATCTTGAGCACCTCCAATTGGGCAGGGCTCAAGCCGGGCTTTTTCTTCACCGCTCCGCACGTCGGACATTTCTCCATCACCGTTACTCCTTCTTCGCCAAGGCGCCGAGCTTGCGGTTAAGTTTCTTCCGCCACTCGATCAGTTTCTTTTTTCCCTCGGCCGGGATCACGTCGAGGCTGTCCATGTTGAGCTGCTCGAATTCCTTCAGCCTTGTCATCCGCTGCCGGCAGGGTATGTCGTCGGTTTCGGCCGCGAACTTGAGCTGTTTCAGGTATTCCTCGAAAAATTCTCCGGCATTTTCGATGTCATAGGTCTCTTCGCCTACTTTCAGGGCGATACCCTCCACAGGAGCCTTGGTTAAGCCTGTAGGGACATCCGGCTTTTCGACACCTATGGGAACCTGATCCCCCTTCACGTCGATGTGGGGCGATCCTCGGCCCTCGATCTTGGCCGCATCCCCCTCCTCGGCGGGGAAAAGCTCATCGAGGGTCTCGGTCGGGCTTTTGGCCCCTGCAATGTCGGCAACCTCGGTCTCGTCGAGCCAGCCAAGGCCACAAATGGACAACGTGACCCGACGCTTTGCCTTGGTCATTGCCTTCGCCATGGCGTTTGCCTTGGCCGTTCCGCGTAGCCCGGCGATCTGAACGGCGCCGATGTCCTCGTCCTGCCGGCCATGTTTATCTTGGGCGGCGACGTGGACGGTGAACAGGCCGTCGTCGAGGGTCTTCGATATCACCTTGATGGAAACGCCGTGCAACTTGCGGAGCTGGTCAGTGGCGTCTCGCTTCGCGTAGAGGATCAGTTTCTTGTCGAGGACGATGAAGTCGAAAGGCTTTGACCCGATCCGCCGGCGAGAGCTTCGCCAGATCACCTTCGATTATGACCTGCTCGAGTATCTCGCCGGCGTCTTCGACTGTTGCTAGTGCTTTAGGCATTATTAACCTCCTCTTTTGCCGAAAAACGTCGGCCGGTATACGCCGGCTTGGCCGGCACGATCTTGGTCGTCTCTTCCTTGGCCTTGTATTCGGTCGTCGTCCACTTGATCTTGACGCCCGGCAGATCAACCTTCTCGACGCCGTTCAATATCCTTTGGATACCGAGCTGGCTTTCCTCCTTCAGAGTTTCTCCGGCCTTCTTGGTCTTGACGCCGGCGAAGTAATTCTCGGCCAGGTTCATCAACTCGTCGCGGCCGTTCCTGTCGATGGGGCTGTCGTCTGGGCACCCTTCGACGAGGTCGAGGGCATCGGGCCGGCGGTTGCCGCCGATCAACCTGTTGGCCTCGGCGGTCGTCGCCGGCGGATAATCGGAGTCGTTACCCATACGAAGCCAGAAGATATCAACGGCCTCGTGGATCGCCTCGATCATCCCCTTGTGCCGGCGGATGACGACGATGACCCACTCGAGGTTGACCCTCGGCAGATAGGCGATGATCGCCCAGTTGGCGTTGGCGCAGTCCATCTGACCTTGAACCTGCAAGATGTAATGCAACCCATCGGGATTGTCGGGCCTGTAGGTCGGGGACTTGAAGTCAATGACGCCCTTCCCAGCGAGGGTATGCGCGATGCCTTGGTGATCGGTGATGGTGAACGGTTTTTTCTCTTCGATCAGGCCGTCGAGGCTGGCGACGAGGTTGCAACGCTTGCTGCGATAGCCCCTCTTCGGATGTTTCACCTTGACGCCGAAGTCGTCCTCAAACCACTTCCTGTTGACATCCTCGTAACGGTTGCCGCCTTCCATGACGCGGCTCGCCGGGAAGGTATCGACGCCATCTTGGGCGGCACGGTGCCGTAAGAGGATGTCGTTAGGTCCGTTGCTGAAGGGGAAGAGGTGCTCGCCGTCCACAGGGACGATGGCCCCCAAGTCGGAGGCGCCACTCTCAACGCCGGTGACTGAATATTTTGCCATCAGATCGCTCCCGTCAATGCCGCTATAACGATAACGGCGAACAAGATCGAACAGATGAAGCCGATGAAGACGACGCCCTCGACCAACCATCGGAGACAGGCCAAGAGTAACGGCTCGTCGTTGTGTGTGCGGATATCGTAGAATAGCATTTTGATTTCTCCTTCTATGCTTCGCATCTTGCGATGACGTTACTTACTTGTTGCGCCGACCACACCCCACCTCGGGATGTGACGGCATCTTTGCGGTTCTCCAGTTCACGGGCGATGCCGCGGAAGCTGGAGACCCCTAATTTCTCGCGGATGATTGTGATGATCTCGTAATTGTGACGAGCGTGGCGTTCTGCCTTCTCTACGTTGACCTTAACGCCGAGCTTCGAGATGTCGGCGACGTTAGGGTTGCCCAGCACCTGACCGCGAGCCTTCGCCGCGGCGAGAGCGGCCTTGGTGCGTTCACTGATCTTGCGGCCTTCCTCCTCGGCGATGAGGGCGCGGAAACCATACTCCAACGGACCAGCGGTCGGGCAGTCGCAGATCACCACCGGCAGACCCTTGTCAACGAGGCCGAGGGCGAAGGCGGCGATGCGAGTCAGCCGGTCTAGCTTGGCGACGATCAGTGTCGCCTTCTCTTTCTTGCAATGAGCGATGGCCGCGAGGAGCTGGGGCCGGTTGCTGTCCTTGCCCGACGCGATGTCGGTATAGGTTTCGATGAGGTTGAAGTCATCGAAGGCGATGAAGCGAGAGATCGCTTCGGCTTGGGCTTCGAGGCCGAGGCCGGACTTGCCCTGCTCTTGCGTCGAGACCCGTGTATATGCAATGAATTTGGTCATCACTATCTCCTTATTTCTGGGAGGGCTGGATGCCACCAGCAAGGGATTTTTTCACCGTCAACAACGCGGGTTTCTTCGCCGCTAGGGGCTTCGGTGAATGGCACATTATGGCGTTCATCAACCGCCTTGCCGTTGATGTCTTCAAGATAATAACTCCAAGTGCGTTCGGTCATGTCTAATACCTCCTACGCCCTTACCCCGGCCACCTCATTCAAGAGGCTCCGGGGATGGGGGCTTCGGCCCGATGTTGATGAGGCTAGAAGGGAACGTCGTCTTCATTTCCCCAAGTGCGGTAATCAGGGCTATCCTTGGAGATGCCCTGATCAGCGACCGGCGGCTCGGCATCGTAATCGACATCGTCTTCTGGGTGAGGAACGGCGGGGCCGGTGTAGAAGGGGGTGCGATGCCAAACATCACGGTCGGTGAGAACCCAAGCTTGCTCTGGGTTTTCTGAACCAGTTTGACGGGCGTCGGCACGGTCCCACTCGCTGTCGGTGGAAGGAACGAACTCGGCTTCTTCACGTTCTTGGATAGTGCGATAGGTCATCTCTACTCTCCCTTTTTTGTATGTGTCCCGTTTGTCTCCCTTTATATATAGACCGTTTTTTGGTATGTCAAGAATCCATACACATTAAATGGGACTTTATTTATGGCAGCCACTCCTGAAGGCAAACACCGCACAACGATCAACTTGTCCATCGTCCTAACCGACGCCCTCAAAATGCGAGGCGCCATCGAGCGCCGGTCGATCACATCGATCCTCGAGGAGTCGGCCTGGGCCTATCTCGAGAAGAAGGGCGACAAGGCTCACCAAGAGCGGCGGATCGAGAAGCTCGTCGAAGCGGCTAGAACAGCGTGACCTACTGCATATGCGGGATCGATCCCGGCATTGCCGGGGGCATCGCTTTTCGCCGGGTAGTCAAGGGCAAGGCGGTGATGTGGTCCGACGACCTTCCAACCACCCAGCCCCACGGCGTCGGCAAGGCGTGGCTCGATGCGACGGCGCTGGGGGCGATGATTGCGAACTTCGGCCCCGACGTGGCGGTGATCGAGCGTGTCAACAGCCGGCCGGGGCAGGGTTTGTCCTCAACCTTTCGGTTTGGAATGGCCTTTGGCATCTGTATCGGCGTCGTCTCTGCCCTGCAAGTGCCTATCCACTACGTCACCCCAGGCAAATGGAAGATCGATGTTGGCCTCGAGGCGCCACCGTCCTATCTCCCGAAGGGTCAGGCGGCATCTTTTCGCAAGTCTGTCGCGCTGGACCTGGCACGGGAGCTCTACCCAGAATCGGCGTCCGACTGGGCAAGAAGCAAAGACCACAACCGGGCCGAGGCGGCCTTGTTAGCTCACTGGGGGGAGCGAAATGGAGTCGGCAGTCTGCAAAATGTGCGGCGGCAAGGGTGACGTTTTTCGGCCCGAAAGAAAGGTCAGTCATATGGTCTGGCGCCGGGATGAGACTGGGGATTTTGTGCTCGAGGAAGAGACGACAATTATAGGTGGTATTGATGCCTGTCCCGTTTGTGCTGTCGCCGCCGAGGTGGATTGGATCACCGGCGCGCGCCTCCAAAATACATAAACCATTGAAGTAATTGACAAAATGAAAAGCGCGAAGCACCCCTACATAGCCCAAATCGAGAAGGAGATCGCCGACCTCGAGCACCGCCTCGACGTTCTCTATCACGATGACACCACCGGCAATACGACCACCGGGCCCTACTTCACCTTATTGCGTGGGGTACGCCAGGCGCTAGACGCGGCCTATCTGGAACAGGCAAAGATCAAAGACAAGGGGGAAGGATGAGCCGCCTCCAGACCATCACAAAGAAGATCGACCGGGAGATAACCGGCCTCAACGGATCGTTGTTTGTACACGTCGATTTCGACGACGCCGGCGTCATCGATGCCATCCGTTTTTCGGAAAAGGGGAAGGATGACTCGACGCTCGACAACATCCTCGCCGCCCTCGGCGATGCGACGACAGACATCATCAGGGCGCTGCCGCCGGTGATATCGGAAGGTGCCTGATGTCGGTGAAGATGACCAAGCAGGTCTTCAAGGCATCGAAGTCATCCGGCGCCGGAAGGCTGGCCTTGGTGGCCCTCGCATCCATCGCCGACGATGCCGGCGAGGTCGAAGTCGCCTACGCCGACCTCGCCCTCCTTCTTAATTGTAACCGCCG